CCAGAACGTGCGTGTAAGTAGGTGAGAAAATCCATCAGTTCTGCAGCCTGAATTGATTGTCGTTCAGTAATCTGCTGAATGATTGGATCTTGTGCTGCTGCTACGAGAACATCAGTTGTGGCAACGTATGAACCAAATTGATTCAACTTTACCTTAATGATGGTCTGTAACAAACTATCGGCAGGAGGCTTTACGCCCTCAGCCAATGGAACGAGAGGCAGCCCAAATTTTTCAAAACGCTTCCAACGGACTTCTAACCCACCTTGACGTTCTTTAGTCTCTTTCTGTGCAAAACGAGCAAACACCATGTTTCTCTTTGCAATAGATAGAAACTTCTTCTGTATTTTAATGGCCTCTGTTTCATCCAGAGAACCATATTTCATGGTTCCTGCAACAGTTACCTGCCCAGTACCACCACGATTATGTGCAACTGCAGGAGTATTACTCCCACTAACCCAATTATTAGCCATTTTTCTTGCTCAATTAAAGTTTAAAATTAAAGGAAAGAGAACAAGATAATTAAGGCTTAATCACCTAACGCATCAAATAATGCTTCACCAGTTAAGCCCTGAGTCGGATCGGATGTTGATGAGTGAGACTGAGATCCTCCCATTAGTTGTGAAGCCTGATGCCTTCTAAGGTCTTGTTGTTCTTGACCTTGATACATCTGCCCACCACCTCCGTTCAGTTCCATGTACATCCTAATAACCTGTACCTTTGCCTCATTATCACCCTGAGTCATAGCTGTCCTATACATCGAATCCTTATTAACCCATTCTATAAAAGACGGGTCATCTTCAATGCTAGGCCAAACACCATGCCCAAGCTGTCCATCAAAGAATGTTTGCCTGGACATTGAATCAAGCTTCTGATTCAAGTCACTAATAGGGGCATCATATTTTTCTTCAACAAACCGACTTACCTTGTCATCAAATGATTCTTGTTCTTGGGATTTGAATGCTGCCATCTGCTTCCTTACTAAACGATCTGCAATTCTTTCTGAAGTTCTCATTACCTCAGGGAAATCTTCGATCACTCGTAAATCATCTTCCGACAATTCATCCTCATCCTTATTTATATTAGCTTGGGTATTTAGTTCGTTTTCACGTTCTATCACCGCAAGTCTAGCTCTCAGCTCTTGATTCTCTCCCTCTTTCTTCTGCTGTGCACTATATGCACGATCAGCATGAGGTCGAATATCTTCATAGCTTTTAGTAGCTGCAGCTAATTGTTTTCTTAATTCAGCTACTTCATCTGCCCCTGTATCTGTTGGCTCTTGCTCAGGCATTTCTCCAAGAGGAGGTGCTTCTAGCATAGGTCACTCATCATTATGGGTTAGCGTCTCACGAATCAAACGATCAAGGTCAAGTACATTCTTGATTTCTCTGATCTCTCCAATGAGCATATTAAAGGAGGCTACATCCTTTTCGTCATAGAGGGGCTTCTCTGAGAGTCTTTCCTCTTTCCGTTTAAGTCGAGCCAGTAAAATGTTAGAGAGCTGCTCCCACCTCGGGTCTTCCTGAAGACTCAGGAGGTAATCCAGCTTCTCCCTGTCCAGACTGAGATTCTTGTTCTGCAGCCTGGATTTGTTGCTGTTGTTCTTCTTCTTGAAGTCGAACATTTTCTTGTTCCGCTAATTGCATTTGTTCAAGTATTAGTATTGATGTATCTTTAAGTAGATCTGGCAAATCTTGTGTTGACAACTGATCACCTTCTTTTATTTTTGCTAGTCGCTCCTGTATAATACCCTTACGGATATCTGCTGCAACTGCTTTCTTTTCATCAACGACTGCTTTTGTTTCATATATATCTGACTCAAGCTTTGCACCCTCTTGTTGTTCGGCCTGGGCTTGAGCTTGCATTTGTTGTCCTTCCTCAGCTAATTCCTGCTCAGACTTAATAAGCCCATCAATCTCTAATCCTAATCCAGCTTTTAAAGGTACTGCAAGTTTCTCAAAATTAAACCTACCCCTCATTTCCGGCACTTGTCCAACAACTTGTATAAGTTGAAGCACTTGATTGATAGTAACCTCTTTTGCCATGAACGTATCAAAGCTCTTAGCAAGACAAAGGAAGTCACCTTTAATCCCAGAGTCCTCTGAATCAGCCATCAGCCAATGATAAACAGCCTGAACATTTGCAGTGATCATATTATTAAGTGACCGAACTACTCCTGATGTAAGCTTATTAGCATTCTCATTCAGAATCTGCATACCTGTTGCAGTCTTAGTCTGATACTGTGCACCTGCACCCATTCCAATCGGTACTTGACCTGAGGCTAAATCTGTATTACGTTCAATGATCTTAAGTAACTCTACTAATCCATTAGTAACATCTGGTATAGTTACAGACTTAAACGCATCATTAACACTCTCTCCCGCCTTAAGACGCCATATTTTCCCAGGATACATCTCATAAAAATCATCACTACTTGCATCAAAAGCGTTAGGATTAATTGCCGCCATTGGAAGAGCAGACATTGTTTTTCCTTCTACGATCATACCATAGACGAAATTCATCATATCCTGATCATCCCGGATAGCCTCATATATACCACCACCCCAGATGCTATCTTCCTGTTCTTGCCAATAACAAAAGTCGTATGGCAACCGACCATCAAAAGGATTTGGCAGTGCACGTAATACCTTAGAACCAAGAACTGTAATAACTACAGGCATATGAACTGGTTCCCCCTCTTGATTAGCAGGGATTTCCATATAAGGTTCAATGTCTTCCTTACCTAATCCCTTATGCCAAAGCTCTAGTATCGTGAAATTCTTTGTATTTTCTACACCATGATTAAACCTACGAGGTGATATTCCACCTGTATCCATAGTAGTCTGGCCTTCACCAGTTTCGATACAGCTTTCAATTAATAGTGGATCAATGGCTCCATTACTTTTTATAGCCATCATCCTCAGTTCCTGTGCAGACAAGAATCTTCTTTGTATTACCCAATCAAGATCAGACTTACCTGTTGCACCTGGAGAAGGGAAAGTATCCCAGATTGATATCCACTCTACATGTGGAACCATCTCGGACTCTACCGCCTCTTCAATCATCTCCAACAAAGGATCTCTACGAACTGTCTGGTAAAGAGGATAATCAATTTTCTTTAATACTAGGGACTTAGTAACCCCTGTCCCATACAAGGTCATCTCGTTAATAGCCTTACTTAATGTATCCTCATAAAAGGTTTCATCAAGTATATCCCTAATCTTCTGCTCACAATTCTTTGCCCTATTAGTAGCTTCATCATATGGGTCTGACGCTTCAAGTAAGTCTGGCGAAACAAATCGTGGTCTACGGGATGGAGTAAGTTTAAAAGGAATTTTGCCTTGCTGGAGAGTAGAAGATAAAAGTTTTGTCCTAGCTTCATGTACTTTTCTTTTAGTTAGGTTGACATAAATACCACGTTCTTTCGCAACATTAACAGCCTTAGATGTTGCATCAGGGAACTCCCCCCTCATTGCGTGCCATCCTGATTCCCATATTTCTTCCCGGGACTTTCTATCAGAATCTGAAGCACCACGTTGATATAACTCTTGAACGATAAGACCGAGAGAGTCTGGTATAAGACCCTTGTCCTCTTCCGAATCTTCTGTTATATAGTTATTACTCTCAGCTTTTATCTCTGCCATTAACTATTTTTCTTCTTCTTCTTCTTAGGCTTAGGCTTTGGTTTTAATCCGTACATGATATCTCCTATTGGTTTGACATATATCGTTCACGATATATCAAACGTAATTGGTTTGTCAACAAAAAGAATTCTTTACTAGCTCTTTACATAGAACTCAGTACGTTGTGATTTCGGTAGAGAAAATACTGGTGCTGGATCATGAGGATACATGTAACACATGTAGGCCGCAATTGCCAATGACATCACTCTGTCGTCATGACATCCATGCTGTGCTGTCTCTTTACCATCTTTATTAATAACAAATGTCTGCAACTCATCAACTGTTGCCTTAGAGAAAATATCTATCTGCTTTTCTCTAATTAATCTACGTAGTAAGTCAAGAATTAATTTCCTAGTTTTTATATTAGTATTAAATCCAAGACGTTTCTTCTGCCTCTGGCCTCTCTCATCGAGAGCCTTCTCTATATAAAGGTTCTCATATGAATGTATTGATGATAGGAACTTTAATGTTAATAACCCATGATTGTTATTTTCAACCGCAACCAGGGCCATATTATACCATGTGGCAATTGTAGCTATAACCCAAGCTAAAAGATCTGGGTCTATTCTTGCCGACCATGTTGCACACTCTTCATAAGTTTCTGCATCCAAGACTGTGATAACTGAGTAGTCTGAATCACCAGTCTGGCTAAGGATACCTTCCGATACGTCTACCCCCACCCGGTATTCCCTGGCAATTTGTGGGGGATTAAATACAGACAGCTCCCCTTCAGAATGTCTCGACATAAAATAACGCATCTTTTCAGTACCATCCTTATATGTGAAGCCATTGACAGGTACTTCAAACTTCTTAGGAGGAGACTCACGTTCTCTTTCATCTGCATCAAACCACATCTGAGTTAATGTTACACTGTCAAATGCACTACGACCTGAAGCTACAAATGCTTCTCTAGCAGTAGTAGGATACTCCTGATGGAACACATTAAGATCTCCCTGACATTCCGGTGATACTATCTTATTCCTACGCCACTTTAAGTTTTCAAGAGTAATCTTGAACTCCATCAGCCCGTCAGGGGTATCATATGATATCTCTACTCCAAGTAAGGATCTCTCCTCTTCCCCACCAAAGGTGGGATTAGTACCAAGAGTTTTTAAAAGACTATCTCCTTTAATCTCCTCTTCACTTAACTCAGTTGAGTACTCATCAAATACAAACCAGGGAAAGAAGATAGGTTTTAATCCAGAGTTATCTTTCTCTGCACGCCACCACTCTCGTTCAAAGTAATTACCCACCCCTTTAGCTGTACTCTCCAACCAGATCTCTGTTCCATATCCCTGCATTACACAGTTCATTAGCCCAGTTGCATACTCTTTTGCCCTGCCTCCCCATCGTGCGACCTCAGAACAATGAAGCATATCAATACCTGCACCTACAACCTCTGAACCTTCTACTGTACTCATGCCATACCTAGAGTTCAGCCCCTTACCATCTACTGAACCCCATGTTAGTTCCTGCTTACCACTATAATGAGACAATGGTTTAATAAAATCTGGATAGTTCTGTTCCATAACTTTAGTCATCTGGAACATTTCTGAAGTTGTATTCTTAGAATGTGTACAGATATGTACGAGTTGGTTAAACATAGTAGCAGCACGTTTAAACATTCGTGCCTGAACATAGGTTGAGATCCCGAAACGTCTAGCCTTTAAAACTATTATCCTTACGTGACCTACATCCTTAAGCTGTTGTTGGGCTACTCCATGAAGTATCTTTTGAACTGAATTCATTTCAAATGGAATCAGCTTCTTTGTACCCAGCTCCTGTATCTTTAAGCAATACTGGAAATATGCTGAATGATCCTGAAGCTTATCCATAAGCTCCTGCATTGCTTCTTTATTAGATTTTGCTGCCGCCATCTATCTTTATAAACTCTTCATATGGAATTGACCCCTTCCGTATATTACACTCCTTACAGCATACGGCAAGATTTGCCGGGTCGGTAATTTCTTCCTTAGTATTCAATCTGGAGAGAGGATACCTGTGATCTAAAACCCAATCACTGTCGGCCTCCAATCTCTTTCCACATATGTAACATGGGGCTGTAGTGTGATCCTTTTCTTTTGCCTTGAGCCAGCATTGAATATATGTAGTCCTATTATAACCGCCCTTACGTACTCTTATTTTACCAGCAGCCTTATTCCTATAGAAGGCAGCCTTATCCTTACACCTTCGGTTACAATATTTCTGTACTGCATAGCCACGGGCATTGGGAGTATATTCCTTCCCGCAACCTTCACAGATTTTAATCACAGGATCATACTCATGTAACGTGCAATCAGTATTGCATCGCAAATACCATGATCTTTTTTACGAGTGAATTCTATATTCGGATAAATTTGTCCGACTTTCTGGATAGACGAGCCTTTTTCCTTAGGCATGTCTGCAAGCATAACCTTCTTCCAGGTTGGAGGTCGTATCAAGATGTACGGCAAGCCCATGCCCACGCACAGACCCCTCAGAAAACCGTAACTAGCCATATACCTGCCACTTGACACGATCCCCTGGTTCGGCATCGTCTGTGATTTTTCTATACCTACAGTTAAATCCTGATAGAATGGAGAGTACCTACGTAGTATGTTCCTTAACTCCGGCTCATCCAACTCACGTTTCTTTGCCACCTCAATGATAGGCATGTCCTGATAGTGGATAACCTGTAGTTCCTTATCTAATACTGCTAATGCTCCAGAAAAACCTGGATCAATTCCCAAGTACATTGTCTACCCCCCATATACGTGCTAGTTCAGTTTGAATATCCTTCTCTTCTGACCTTTCAATCTGCCACCTTATCTCTCCTTCCACCTCAATCTTTGCTGCCTGATCTCCATACTTTGTTATTTTCCCTCCACTCCTTAGATACTCTTCTACTGCAGCCTGCATCTCAAACCTTTCACTGC